GAGGGAAGCAGAGTTATGCTTATCAAGCCAGGCTTGATATTCTTCTCTTTCCTTCTTAGGACCAAGTTTTGATTTGGACCTTCTAACATTGCAATGTATAATCACGATAATAATAATGTAGTTGATAGCAATACTAGCACATAATAATTTACTTGTATCTTGGTGTCACATAGTAATCTTCATCAGAAAAAGAATCGTCTTGCCGGCGCTGCATCTTCATTTTCCTAAGTTCTGAATGCTCTTTTTTGCGTTCATTAGGATTGTTATTGCTTTTCTTTGCACCGTATTCATCTGAATAATCCCGATCTTTGCGGAATTTACTAACAAATTTTCCCACTTACTGTTACTCCGATATTTACTTAAAAAAAGTCTTACCTTTTGGTTGGCTATTCAGGGTAAGACACCTGGAATGTTATCACGAATGAACTTATAGTTCAACCCCTTAACACCTAAATCTTTCTTAAAAATTCCCATAACAATTTCGGCTTCACGAACTTCTAGAGAATCCAACATACTTGAAAGCAATTCATCTTGCTTCTTCGGCGTCAATTTCTCTGCCGTAGGATGTCCTTCTTGGAACATATACAATCTACGCATTTCTGTACTAAGAGAACTATAAGAAACGCCAGGAAGAGTATCAGATTTCTTGTAACTATCTGGCAACTTATGAATTTTCCACTTAATATCTGGATGATATGCACATTGCAAAATATCTTTTAATGTTGGTGACCAATATTTGGCCATAACATCTACTTTTTCTTTTTTGGTGGGTGCGGCAACGAACTCATCAAAAATTTCATACACATTTTTTCTCATTAAAATTCCTCTATTACGTCCATTAAATTTTTCAGTTTCTTTTCCATGAAGAAGTTAATCAACTTCGAGCGAGGAGAAGGTTTGATACTATCATATGTATCTATAATAGATTTTCTAATCTCTTCTGGAATACACCGAAGATCGATTAGGGTGTGATTTCTTGAGAAACCAGTATTTGCTACAGAATCATACTTTGATGGTTCTTCATTCAATAATTCTTCCAGTTTACCTTTAGTGATAGACTTTTGACGAATATCTCTAACGAAACAATCAGACGAAGACAAGATGTTTGGAATACCATCACCCTTATCACCGCGAATAATCTTCTCTTTAAGTTCCTGTGAAGGATTAACAGATTTGATAAATTTACGTTGAGTTGGATTGTATTGCTTTACATTGTTGTATTGTTGCAATTGCAAGAAGTCACCATCGCTCGAAAGAATAAGGACCTTTTCTGTTCCACAATGACGAGGAGCCAAGGTGCCAATAATATCATCAGCCTCTGCGCCATCAACATCGATAACCTTGTATGGAAAATTGTTCTTCAACTCTTCCTTTATTTTACCAAGGATTTCGAAGATAAGATGCCAATCCAGGTCGGACTTTTCGCGGGTCTTCTTACGGCCTGCCTTATAGAAAGGAAATACTTCCTTACGCCAATATCTGCGATTATCGCAGCACAGTATCACTTCACCATATTCGGCCTTGAATTGCTTAACGTGGCCACGAAGAATATTAAGAACTAAGTGTCGAACCAAATCTTCTTCGATTTTCAAACTTTTTTGATTTGCAATCTGCGCCATCAGGCCAGAAAGAATAACTTGGTTTAGATCAACTAGAATCATTTCTTACCTTATTTAACAACTCGGACAAGAATTGTATCACAGTTTATGCGTCCTGTCAACCTTTGCTCAACAGAATTTACAGTTGACAAGAATTTCTTAAGTGCTCCTTTAGGAGACTTTAAGAGACTTTGTAGGACAGGTTCGGGTTTACGCAAAGTCTTCTGTAAAGAAGAATCCTCATCGATGTTAATAATGGAGGTTGATTTGATATTCAATCCATCCGAATCTTTTGATAGAAGACATCCAAGTTTTCGTGTCTTTGTGTTGAATACCCACAACTGCGAAGCTCCGATAATATCACGAGGATTAATAGAAGCAATCTTATATTCATTATCTTCTTTTTTATAAGTAAGCTTCGAGATTATCTTCTCAATAGGTTTAGATTTAGTTTTCTTAGGTGCCCTAATTGCTTTAGAGACTTGTGAGATTTTTACGCAGTCGGAAACAATCTTATTCAAAAGATCGAGATATTGCTTCAATTGGACTTTGCCAAAGTTTGAATATCCCTCGACAAGTTGCTTATCTTTACCTTCTAGAACTTCAGTAATTTCAGCAATACGTTTTTGAAAGAAGTTGCTGATATATTTGGCGTGCATACCTTTGATTTCATTCTTTTGAAACCAGGCGTAAGGATCAAAGGCCTTATAGTTCTTAGAGAGATAACAATCATCCAGTTGACCTTCAATTTCTCCAAGAAACTCTTTTACTTTTTCTTGTACTCGTTCTTGAATATTGATAACCTTAGCAACAGGCTCAACAGACTCGACAACAACTTCTATTCTCTCTTGTTTCAGCAGATTTAGTTGATTATCAATATATTCAAGGTTCTTATCAGTGAACGGAGCACCTCGCAACTTCATTCGACATAGAAAGCCAAGATTACTGAATTCGTTTTCTGGAACCTTAGATACCGTTTCAATATCCGTCTTAGGAGACTTAAGGCTCTTCAAATATTCAATAGCAAACTTCTTACTCTCTTTACTATCAGAGTAATAGTTATACCAGTTTAGAGCAGCGGTGATTGAACCAAATGGCTCTTGCCAAGTTGGTTCATCACCAGACAATGCTTTTTGGAAATCTTTAACAGTTAATGGTCGCATCTTCAACAATCACGGCTTTTACAGAATCGACTCGGAAAGAACGCCATGCGTTATTTTCCAAATCCCATACGCATAGTGTATTAGGATTTTCTGCCCGTGGCAAGGACTCTTTAAGAGTTTGTTGTTTTTGTACTACATCTGGTAGATATTCTGGTAGGAGTGTGCATCGCATCTCCCGTTCCTCACCAGAGACTTTGGTGAACACTACAGTAGAAACGGAATTCTTCAAGAATTCCACCAACTCAATTTTCTGAAACATCATTTTCTCCCTTCATAATTAATTCTGCACTTTCCCGCATAGATTCAAAAGCATCATCCATAAAACTATCTGAAGTGGTGGTGGCTTTAGAAAGAATGCCAACAAAACCGTCAGCCAGCATTCGCCTAACATAATCTACAGGAGAAATTAAAATTGCTTTAAATCTTTCTGGTAAATTTGGTTGAGTATCCGACATAATGATAATATCATAAAGATCACCTAATGAAGATCCTGGCAATTTTTCACCAGGTACTTTGAAAGTGAACCCTGCAACCACCACGTTACCCTCTTCGTCATCAAAATAAAAATTCAGACCATCATAATCATTGGTCTCTAGTGTTTGCAATAATTCGTTCATTAAATGCCTTTATATGTGATTTTCTAACTCTCACCATAATCCAATTGTTATAATAATCATTAGATTCCAAAACACCTCTATCGAACTGCTCTTTCGCTTCAAGGTACCCGCATTCGCCCTTAGACGCACATAGATGAATTATCGTTCTTTCGAAGGACTCTTCTCCGTGTATTGTAACATCATTTTTGAGTTCTGTGTTGGATCCGTAGTAAGTTTGCCAATCCGAGAAGTTTTTTTGCCGTTTTCTTTTACCCTTTACGATTTTTGTTCGTATAGAGTAAAAGAACTTTTTGCCGACATATTGTTTTCCGGAAATTAGATTTTTTATTACGTAAACAAAACCATAGTTTTCACCAATTTCATTTTCAGTAAAATCGTTATTTTGATATTTCCAGTTTATTCCCATTCCTCATTCTCATCGAAGTCCTCATCTTCTATATATTCTTCTTTAGGATCTTCGATGCGTTCACCACAAAAAGGACAAAAAGATGGAGTTTCATCGGAAACCATTTCTTGATGATAAAGCATCTGGAATTCAGATTCACAATTTTCACACTCTGCGGTTACCATTTTTTCTACCATTTGTAAACTCCTTTATTTTTATTATTAGTTTGCCCAAACGTCTGACCAATCTCCCGATAGGGCACCTTTAGCATAATCGGTTGCTCGGTTTTCGAAAAAGTTTGTGTGTGTTGGAGCATTAATCATCTCTTCCACCCAAGGTAGAGGATTTCTCTTAACCTTGAAGATACCTTTTAGTCCTAACGAAATAAGTCTACGATCAGTAATGTATCTAATATATTGCTTAACATCCGCCGCTGTTAGATTTTCCATTTCACCTAGATTAAAAGCTAAGTCAATAAATTGATCTTCAAGCTGAACCATTCTTTCAGCAATTGTATATATCTTACCTTTAAGATCATCAGTCCAAATTTCACGATTTTCTTCAATGTATGTCCTGAACAATTTAATCATGGACTCACAATGTTGAGTTTCGTCAACAATCGACCAGGTGACGATCTGACCCATTCCACGCATCTTTCCATTTCTAGGAAAGTTCAAGAGCATGATGAATGATGAGAATAACTGCATACCTTCGGTGAATGCCGAGAACACGGCGATATGTGTTGCAGTATTTTCTTTTGTTGTATTCTTAGCAGAAATATCCATTAGATATTCGTGCTTCTCCCTCATCTCCGCATATTCTAAGAATTCGTTATACGTGGTTTCTGGAAGACCCAAAGTTTCAATTAAGTGAGAATAAGCAGCAACGTGTAACGCCTCTCTTGCTGCAAACCCCATCAACATCATACGAATTTCAGGCTGGGGGAAATATGGTAGATAATTGCGTACATACCCACCAGCAACGTCGATATCACCTTGTGTGAAGAATCTGAAGATGTGAGTTAAAAACTTTTGTTCGTTTGGAGTTAGTCGTTTTTTCCAATCTTTTACATCTTCCAACATTGGTACTTCAGTATGTAACCAATGTGATTGTTCATGTTTCAGCCAAGCGTCATACGCCCACGGATAATTGAAAGGCTTAAAGTGTTGACGTTCTGTTGTTAAACTATTACTATTTTTAATATTAGACATTATTTGCACCAACTTTGTTTAGCTTCACCATAATATTCTCTGGCAAAACCTTCGGAAATTAACATTGTACGTAGACTTTTTCCGTCAAGTAAAATATCGCCCAATACTCGGCCACCATACTTGTCCCAATCCATTAATACAACTTGCCGTTTGGATGCAGCATTGATGTTTTTCTTAGTGAAAGCTGTAGCCGCTTGTCCCCTTTCATCTTCCGAAGGACAAGCCGCCCTAAATCCTTTTTCCGGCGTATCAACTCCGAAAACGCGAATTGATAACTCCTTTTTCAGTGGGTCGGGTAAAAAGTTAGCTTGGAATGCGACAGTATCTCCATCAATTACTCTAGTGATAATTGCGTCATATGCAACACCTTCTTTTTGCTTTTGAGCAAATGTTGTTGTTGTCAATAAAGACAACGCTAAGATTGTTAATACTTTTTTCATTTTTCTTCTTTCTCATACATGAATGTGTCCGTATCACCTAGTGACCATTTAGCTTCGGTTTCAACAGACCATCTTTTGGTTGATACTTTAAAATCAGGATATTTTAATTCCCTAGGATTACTTGATGGTTCAAGTATAAGCATCCTATTATTTGGTTGACATGCAAATTGTCCATTATCGCATTTAATGAAGTTATAAGATTTATGATCTTCAACATCTTCTGAGAATCCAGTGTCGATTGTATTGAAGTCTGGATGAGCAGAATCTACTGTAAACATATATTCACCGTACATCCAATCACCATTCTTTAATTTGAATTTACATTTCATCGATTGTAGTTGCGCCTTCTTCACCT